CCCACCACGCCGCTGGAAACAAGACTAGGTGCAGCACCGTCATGGCGACAACATCCCATAGATCCATGGTTAGACGGGAGGCGGACTCATCGCAATTATAGCTTCATTGAGGGCAGTTACAAAAGCCTCTGGCAAATTGCACCGCGCGGCCAAGGCTAAAAATTCCTCGATCAACGGGGCTTTGCTTTGCTCAGGCTGTACCGAAACAATCAGCAAGAGGCCTTGCAAATATTCGGCAAAATCTCCTTTGTCTTGGAAACGGTCTAAACGAGAATGCGAAAACGTCACCGCAAGGCGAGCGGAATCATTTTCAGAATCCAGGGCCAACGCCAGTGCATTCACGTATCCGTTTTCGTTTAGAATCGCGTGCCGGAATTCCGCCCAATCAGTATTGGTTGCGCCGTTGATTTGGTAATACTCCTCAGCTGCTGTGATGCTATTAAACCAACTCCAGCCATGATATGGGTAATTGTATGAATCCTTCTGGGACGCAAGCAGCGGTTCAGCATTTGGCAGATGAACCGACGTTGGAGCATAACGAAGCACGCCATCCAGAAACCGGTAGAATCCTTCTGTCATGCTGTCACCGTCCAGTTTTTGGCAATGGCAATGCCTGGATTATAGCCGCTTTGATTGATGCCGTAATTCCCAGTTACGGTAATTATTTGGCCTGTAGGAACGACCGGGAGACCGGTAAAGATTTCATTTAGGGCAACCGCTGATAGTTGACCGCTTGCCACTGTAAACGAAAACCGCATTCCTGAAAGAGGCATACGTTTCACAGATGGCGCCGATCCTCCTGTTATGCTGCCGTTTGATGTGCTAGTTACTGCGGCCATGTTAATTGGCGGCAGTTCTTGTAAATTTGCATTTCCCCCAAGCATGTTGTTCATGTTTATTACTGTTGCTGCATTGCCAGGAAATCTTGGGATTTTTCTTGCATTACAGTTGACATACATATTGGATATGTTGGTTAAGTTTGGCGCCGGGCCTGGAAGTTCCGGGAAACTGTCGGCATTGCCATTGCTGCCAAACTGAAACGCCGTAGTTGTTAACGCTGCGGCAGTACCTTGATATTCTGGATAACTTTTTAACCCCGAACCGTCATGCATGTTAGCCATTGTTGTCACCGCAGTAATTGGGCAGGGGTATCTCGTTAAAGCCCTGAGTAACGGCATTCCTCTAAGCATATTAGCAAAACTTGTTAAGGTTCCGCACGCTACTGGATTGACCCGCTCTAGTAATCGGTGGCCAACGGCAGTACCGCCCAATGTATAATTAGCGCCGGTAACGTTGGGAACCGAAATTGCAAGATCAAGCCAACCAGTTGCATACGCCTGCAGCCCTGTCTGATTATGTTTTGCTTGTAAATTTATAACGGTTAAATTTTGACCAGCCTGGGGAGTAATTGTTACGATTGCTATTTTGTAGGGCAGCAGCGTAGCGCTGCCATCATTGGTCAGCGTAACGGGACTGCCGCCAAGGGTAGCGGAAATTTGAAACGTATTTGTTGTAGGGTTGACAACATAATACCGCTGGCCTTCAATTAATCCAGTTGTCGTAACAATGTTGAAAAATGGGAGTGCTGTGCCAGCGTTAAAGCCGTGGGCCGTTAGATTTACCGTGTTGGTTGATGCCGTAAAAGTTACAGGCTTATCGGTGCCGGCCAATGATGCATTATTGAAATTAAACTCATAGTTTGCCTGAGTATTGCTTGCGTAATTTGTTGTTGTTCCATCGCCGAAATTTATTGTGTAAGCGCCTTGGCCATTGAAGGCAAAAAAGTTAGCGCCATTTCCTGTGCCATCCCCGCGCCAGACAGCATAGAGGCCAACGATTTTTTGCTCGCTGGCCAAGACCGTTGGAATTGCTGGCCAGGCGGGGTTTCTGATCCATTCATCTACGAGCTGGGTGGTGGTTCCGCCGCCGCCAACATCAACGAAAACGCCAGCCTCCTTGACTTTCAGCCCCATCAGATGCCACCTATCCAGAGGTCGCCGTTCACAGCATTTACGGGCTCTACAGTCCCAATCCAGTAGACCGCTGTCACTCCTGACGGCCTAGCTGCGCTGGCGTTAGAGCCGTGGTTGACGGCGGTAACAGCGTCAGCAGCAGCAGCAGCGCCCAGATTGCTGCGTGCGGTTGCGGCGTTGGCCAAATCGCTCAGGTTGTTGGCCTTGACCACCAGCCCCGATAGGTCCTGATCGCCCGTGTTGGTGCCGCTACTGGTGCCGCTAAAAGTGCCCGATTGGGTGGCCAAAGTGCCGAGGCCTGAAACCTGGCCCGCCAAAATCGTCGGAATATCGCCAGCCACCAAGGATCGAAACGCTGGGGCTGCTGCTGCACCGGTCGCAGGGCCGGCCCATACCAGGTTTGCAGACTGGGCCGCCAACGTGGCGGTCAGGGTCCCCGCCGTGGTCACAGGCGACCCGGTAACACTGAACAGGGCCGGCAGGCTCAGCCCAACACTGGTGACGGTGCCGCCATGGCCGCCATGGCCGGCCGTGGCGTTGATGGTTTGATTGGGCCAGGTGCCGGTAATGGTCACATGCGTGCCTGCCACCAGCCCAGGGGTGGCCGTTCCCGTGCCGCCATTGGCGATCGACAGCAGCCCAGACACCCCGGTCGCCAGGGGGAGCCCAGTGGCGTTCAACAGGCCCAGGCTTGAGGGAGTGCCCCCTGCCCCGTCAAACAGCACGGGGGCCCCTGCGGCACCGGCATTCGTCGCCAAGGCGCTGGCTATCCCGGTGCCCAGGCCGCTGATGGTGCTCAGGGGCTGTGTGCCGGTGTGGTTGCCTCGGGCCAGGTAGTAGGCCGCGTTGTTTGCAGCCAGGGCCGTCAGGTTTGCGGAGAGAGGCTGATAGCTGCTGGCTGCGCTGACTGTGGTCAGGTAGGCGGCCAGCGTTGAGGCCAGCCCTGGAGGCTGCACAGCCGTCGCGGCTAGGGCCCCTTGAGCAGAGCTGGCAAAGTCCGCCGCCGCCGCCAGCGCCGCTGAGCCCAGCTCCAGGCTTGCGCGCCCAGTGGCAGCAGTGAGCCCGGTGGCCCCGCCGGACCACTGCCCCCGCATCGAGTAGGCCGTATCCCAGTTGGTCTGGCTGGCGTTGCTCGGCAGGCTGAACCCTGCCGGCAGGCCCAGCGTGAGGGTGACGCTACCGGCAGTGTTGGTGCTGCTGGTGCTCCAGCCGCTGGGAGGGGTCAGTGCCACGGCCTGCACCGCCCCCTCTGCCTTGGCCCGGTTGCTCGGCGCCTGGAGCCCTGCCAGGTTTTCGGTTGCCAGGGGCACGTCCGCGTCAGTGCCTGTATCAGAGGTGATCGTTAGACCTGTTGCGGTCCTGCCCGCGACGGCTAGGTTTGTAGTTCCCGATCCGCCGGGGCCCCCACTATCCCCCAGGACCGGATCAAACGGCAGATTGTTAAACGCAGTGCCGACAATCACTTCGTTAACAACACGGCCATCTTTCCCGGTCTTGCTGCGCCCGGTCGTTAGATTTGCCGCGTCAACTTCCCACCATTTTTCACCCTCAAGCAGTACGGGATTCTCGGTTGTTGCCTGAGCGAAAGTTGATGTTCTCTGGCGAAATAGCGCTTTTTGCTCTTGATATGGCATTACGGATCACCGTCAAATATCAGGATCGGAGGATCCGTGGGGGCGGGATCGTTGGTCGTGCCGCTTGGGTCGCCGTTGAGGATGACATACAGCGGGCCTGGGGTGTCAACCTTGGCTAGCGGGATTCTGCAAAACTTGCCATCGTCAAACCGTTGCGGTGACATTTCCACTTTATACGTTTCGCCATTTACGCTAATTGCTGCACCATATCCCAACCCTCCAAACTTGCTAGTTTGTGCAGTTAATAAATAATCAATTATTGTTAAGTTGCCATCAAAAATCATTTCACTGTTCAAATCAAGATAGCCGTCACCAGTAATGGCGCCGGCTATCACGGGAACAGCGCCCATGTCCAGATCCAGAAAATCATCCAGATCGTCGAACGCCATCAGTCGCCAGGCTCCGCAGCCTTAGCCTTCTTGCCACCTTCGGGCGTGGCGCCAATAACCTCCAGGGCCACTAGAGCGGCGGCTTCTTCGGCGGTTAGCCGGGGGATCTCGGCGCCATCTTCATAGCGGGCCCCGTCGTGGTCAACGGGGCCATTAAGAACGGTGTAGGAGGGCATAATCAGGCGACTGCGTTTTTGATTAGGTAGCCAGCTGCTTTGGCGGCAATGGCGGGGGCTTCGCAACTAGACACCGGAAAGCACCAAGTTTTCTCGTTGTTTTCGTAATAAGCCGGCTCGCTCATTGGATACCCATTAAGGTTATAAGTGTACCCGTAACTGGGTGCTCCCATTTGAGTTAAAGAAGCAATTGGCGTGTAAGCCAACACCATGTCTTTGCCCCATACGTCAGAAAACACGCCGGCATCGCTTGACTGAATAGCATCTCCAACCCAAACATTTGGCACGCCAAAAAGTGATGCCAAAAGCTCCGGTGTAGCAGTGTCAAGACCGGTATACTTGATTCGATCAATGATCACAGGATGCTGAGTCAACACTTCGAAAACTGCAGCCCCCATCACTAAATCAGTTGGGCGTTTCCCAATTTGCTGTCGAATTACTTCTTTAGCGTCTTTTACAACTTTGACCGGGTTGCTAGTGCCGCTAAAATCCGAAAATTGGTTTGTACCAGAAAGCGTAATCCTATTAGAGGAATCATAACTTGCTGTATTAGTAGCCAATGCGGCTTGTTGAATTTCAAGACGCAAGCCAGCAATATCCATCGCTCCATTGATGGCCATTGTCGCACCATCAATAGTATAGCCTTTAGAAGGATCAAGCTGCTCTTCCCTGATTTCCTTGGGCAACGTGCCCTCAATGGAATAATCCTGAAGGCCGTAGTCGCTCCCGGAATAACCAAACGAAACGCGAGGAGTTCTAGCCCCAGGGCTACGAGCCATGTTACTGTATTGCATAAAAGATTCCTTAGTAAAGGTAATAATCTTTCCTGCACGAGCCCCCGTGGGAACACGGGGAAACAAGTTCATCCCTACAAACTCAGAGTTTTCAAACCCTTGAGCGATTGCAGTGTTGACGGGGCTGATGCCAGCACGGGCCTGGCTGAGGTTTTGTGCGGGCATGATCAGTTGGGGATAAGGAGGACTTCGGCAATGTCACCAGCGGCAGCGGCAGCGGTGATAGATCGGGCAACGGTAGCGCCAGTGGTTCGGGTCACCATCCGGCCAACAGAATCAAATTCCAAAGCGATGTTTGCGGCAAATGCTGCGCCGGCTTCGGCCTGGGCCGTTCCCATTACATTTGCGGTGATCATGTCACCGCTGACACCACCAAACACAGCAACAGCACCATTGGCGCCAGCAGCTGGAACTGCGCCAGCAAAGTTAATGGCTCGGTTTTGGGTGATGGTAGCCGTTGCCCTGATGGGCAGGCTGATTTCAGCGTAATTGCCAACGGCCATGATCAGTTACCTCCTTGGGTGGTGATGGCGCGAATTGCATCCTGATAGCTGGCGCCAGGATGCTCAGCTTGATAGGCCAATGCACTGGCGTGGATCGCATCTTCATCAGCTCCAGGGCCAAGAACCCCGGAGAACGCAAAGGCCTTGCCAGGTTTAGCCTCATGGCTGCCGTCAGGGGCAGGGGCGTAGGGAACATTGGGGGCCCCGTCAGACTGCCGAGCCTGCGCAACACTGGCGAGGCCGGCCTTTTCGGCAGCCAGAACAGCATCACCAGCTTCAACACCAGTGGTCTTGCCATCAGCAGCCAGGCGCTCAATCAGAGCTTCATGGCCTGGCAATGACCGGGCACGAACATCAGCAATCCGCTGGCGCTCGGCGGCGGCACCTTCAGCCCGCAATGACGCGACGGCCTCGGGATTAGCCGCCAACCATTCGGCAGTGGTCTGGGGCGTGGGTTGATTTTCATCCATAACAAAGCGGGCAGGGGGCTGGGTGGATGGGGCAGAGCGCCCACCAGTGGAGGCGCCAGGGGTTGCGGTGAGTTGAGCTATCAGCATGTCCAGGCTACTGATTTGGTCCGCAAGGCCCGCATCAATCGCCTGTTGACCGATGAACATTCGCCCATCAGCCATGTCATCGAGAACACGCTCAACCGATACCCCACGGTTGGCGGCAACATCAGTGACAAACAGCGAGTACAAATAGTCTACTTGATTCTGGATTACTTTTTGGCCGGTTTCAGTCAGCGGGCCATACTGCGATGCCGCCCGCTTGAACCGGCCGGCCACGATCTCGGTAGTCTTGATCCCCATCGCCTGCTCTCGCTGGCTCACGTCCACATGGGTCGCAACCACACCGATCGAGCCAACCTGAGCGGTTCCAGAGTCCAATACCGTCTGGTCAGTGGCAGAGCCTATCCAGACTCCAGCGCTGGCCATTAGGCCTTGAACCATAGTGGCAATAGGTTTCACACCACGCACCGCCCGCACCGCCGCCGCTGCGGTCTGGGTGCCGGCCACGGTGCCGCCTGGGGTGTCTGCCAGCAAAATGATCGCCTTGACGGTGGGGTCTGCCGCTGCTGTCTGAACATCACGGCCGAACAGCTCGGTGCTGGTGCCGCCTGACATGTTGGTCATCAGGTTCATCCGTTGGGCCAACACGCCATGCAACGGGATCAATGCCGCGCCGTTCCGCACCTCATAGCCATGCTGCTGCTCGGCCCCCAGTGGCCGGCCGATCCTGGCCTCTACTGCCGCAATGTCCAATTCCTCCCCGCGGCTGCGGGCCGCGTAGATCCCCTGGATTTCTTCCAGGCGGTTGGGCAGGATCGCCCACGGTGAATTTAGGACATCAAGAACTGTCATGGGCCCAATCTAATCGGTAGTGCTGTTTGGGTCAGGTGGTGGCACCGCAACCGCAACGGCAGGCATATGCAGACCATCACGCACCCTGGCCGCCATCTCCCTGGCGCTTTGCCGGTGCTTGGTTTCCCAGTCGCCGCCGTCATAGGCAACAACTTCTTCAGCTCGGGTGGTGATGCCCTCCTCCATGCGCTTGGCTGCCGCCATGGCCTCTTTCAATGGATCGAGGGCCCCAGGGCCATCGCCGCACCAGCTGGTCTGGCTCCAGGCATACCTGATGAAAGGGTCAGCAAAAAAGCCTGGCGCCTGGATGATCCCCAGTGCCACGGCATCGGCCAACCACTCCTCATAAACGGGCTGGCATAGCCGCTGGGCCAGCCAGACGCGCTTGATTTGCCAAGTCCGCCAGGCATCCATCAATGCAGCACGACTGGCGGAATAGGAGGCGTTGAAGGCCTTGGCCAGCACCTCCTTAGGAATCCCCAGGCCCATGGAGCAGATATTCAGCATCGCCCCAAAGAATGGGTCGAAGTTTGGATTTGGGCGGCCAGGAGTTGGGCTGACAATGCTTTCGCCTGGCATCAGGTTCACGGCCCGGCCGCTTTCGATCGTGCCGTCCCAATTAGCCGCGGCCAACATCCTTTGTCGTTCTTGATCGCTAAAAATAGTCGAGTCTGAAAACGCCTCTGGGTCCATTTGCATAAACAGCGCCAGCGCTGCGCTGTTCACCGCCGCGTCCACTTCGGCGTCGGTGTACCGGGTTAGCTGTTTGATTGTGGCAATGATCGGGGCCAGGATCGGCAGCCCACGGGTTTGTCCGGGGCGCTTCATTTCCTTCAGGTGCAAGACATTGCGGCGGCCAGAACTGCCCCGGTACGGGATGCGCTCCCATGCGTTGGCGGTTCGGGGGACTAGCCGGCCTGGGTGGTAGCGAGAAACCTGAATCGCTACTGGCTCGCCGTCGGCATCACGCTCTACGCCATCAATCAGCGTGCCGGTATTCATCCGTCCATCTGGATTGCTGACCCGGTCAGCCTCAACAAGCTGCATCGTCAGCCGAAACGGCCAATCCTCGCGGCCCTTATCGCCAAGCAGTACAAACACATCACCGCTGGAATCGTGCGAACGCAACGCCAGCTGCTGCTGCTCATAGAAACACAGCTCGCCATGGCGATCGGCATAATGCGATTTTGCCCACATTCCAAACCGCCGCTCGGTCATGCTCTGCCATTCGCTGGCCTGTTCATCCGACAAACCCAGCTCCTTGGCATCGATTCGGCTTTGCAGGCTGAGGCCGGTTCCAACAATGTGCGAAACCCTAGTCTCGATCGCCCCAGTCGCTACCGGTGCGGTTCTCTCCAGATCCCTGGAGAATGCCCGCAGGTCGGCCAGTTCATACTCGGCCTCACCGTCTGCATCCAGTAGCTGTGGACGCCAGTTGGCAAACCGCGGCGACCGGGCCATCCTGCTGGTACCGGTTATGCCGCCAAACGCCATCATCCCGCCATGGCCCAGACGGTCAAGGTCGGCGGGCAGGGCCTGAGCCAGCTGAAACTTCTTGTTGTTGCGGCGCTTTGCCATCAGAAGTTGGGCCTAGGGGTGAATCCCCGGCCACGGCCATTGGCCCGGCTGCTCAGCTCCTGCACCCTGCGATCCCATATCTGAATTCCCGCCTGCACTTCTGCAAGGTCTGCACGCTTCAAGGTTCGGCCGCCAATCGTTTTTTCCTGGCCGGCCAGAATCTTCAGCTCCGCATCGAGATAATCCTCTAGCCGCGCCGTGGCGGTTGCCAGCGTGATACCTGCCATGGCCTGCATCATACTCACCCAAACCGCCCGCCAGTGCCAAACCTATTAGCCCCTCCCCCTCCCGTCCCTGGCGCCTGGGTGCCCAGGGTGCGGGCGAGCTGGGCCCACATGGTTCCAGCTGCGTAGTTGCGTTTCACCAGCTCCAACATCCCCAAGATGTAGACCTCCAAATCCAACGGCTCGTTTCGGGCCCCCTTTTCGTTTCGCCATTCAGACTGCTCAAAACCTCTGCCTTTCTCCTTAT